TATTAAATCGTAACATACCTGCTTGACCAATAGGTCTTAAAGCAGTATTTGCTGACGGCATTTTAACAGCGCCAGTTGTATCGAATACTATCGTTTCATCAGAACTTGTAATAGTATCGACATGAATTTTATGCCAGTTTTTAGATGCAGAACCAAGAGAATAAATTCTATCTTGATCTGGTATAATATGAGAAGTAACGTCTGCAGCAAATGCTACTGTATCTGAATCTTGATCACCGATTGTAAGATTACCAGCAATACCAACATCACCAGTAAAGTCTACTCTATTTGCTTCAAAGGTTGCAGATAATGTGCCACCGGCAAAAACTTGTATTTGATCATTATCAGCGCCAGGAGTTGACTCTGCAGTAATTTTTGTATCTTGGTCAACATCAATAACACCACCAAGACCTGACCAAGCAATACCATCGTATCCCTCGAATTGCCCGTCGTTAGAATTAAATCGTACCATGCCTTGTACAGCAGTAGGACGATCAGTAGATAAACCTACCGGTAACGTTAATGCTCCTTCACCTGAAATGGTAAGAACGTCACCAGCTCCTGTGGGAGTAATTGCTGTAAGTGGTAAAGTACTATCGACATTAAACTCAGTACCATTAAGTGTTAAACCATTACCAGCTAAGAATGTTCCTTCGCCTTGGAACTGAGTCCAAGTAACATCGTCATCATTAATGCTGAACGAAGATGCGTCTTCAACCGTTGCAACCCAACCAGTTCCGCCGTTTACTGTACCATCTGTAACAAACTCATATGAACCTGGAAGTTCTGAATCTTCGTTTGACCAAACTGTTCTTTGGAATACCCAAGCAGTATTAGCACTACCTTGTTGGATAAGATCATATGAACCGTTTTGAGTAGCATCAGTTTGATCTTTTACAAGTAAGTTATCGCCAATATCCCAAGTAGTAATATCATCGATATATAAAACGTTGACTGGAGGTAGAGTAAGTGTATCTGAATATGTGTTATTACCTTGAGCAAAAGTTGCCCCGAGATCGGTTGTAGTTGCACCAAGAGCTGATGGACGTACTACCAGACCTTTAACAATATTATCTACATATCTTTTGTTAGTAGCATCAGTGGGCAAGATCGGGTCATCGAACACCTTAATAGTTGTTTCTACTCGATCTAATTCAAATTCTAAATATCTTTTGTTAACTACGTCTTGTTGATTAACTGGATCTTCAACGTTAATAATACGATGAGTACCAATGTTAACAACTGCATCTGATAATGCAAGATCAAAGTTAAGATCTGCTGGTACCGAAATAGTATTAGCAGTAATACTAAATTCGCCAGCTTCTATAAGATTTAATTCTCTTAATTCGTTAGTTGATTCGCCTAACGTAATTGATGTATTACCAATTGTAAAATCTTTTGTATTGATTAAACCATCTGCAACAACAAAGTTATTAGCATTTAACCCTGAATTGGAAACACCAAGTACGTGACCAAACGTATCAAAAGTAGCATTTTGTAAAAATTGTAAGCTACTATTAACTGTGTTTGCTACTGAACTTGTATTGGAATGTGATATTACAAGGTTTGCTGATTCGGTATCATTTTCTGGTGTTATGATAATACCTTGTCCGCCGTCTACCGCGCGAACATATTCACCTACTGTATCTATACCTAATGCAATAGAATCTGGTACGATGACCGGTCTTTTTTCGCCTGCTGCTACGAGGCGAATATTTTTAGTTTGACCAACTTTAACTTTTACGGCCACACCTATACCTCCGTGATTGTTGATACAACGAATACTATTCCATCAACTATTTTTGACAATTCTCCGGTTGGTTTTCTCATAATCACGTCATATTGATACTTTCCTGGCTTAAGTTGACTTGTTACAAGTGCATCCAGTTTTAAAGTAATATCATTTTCATTTTTTTCAAATTCAAACTCCGCGGTTCTTTTTGAAGAGTATAGCTTTCTTATATCTCCGAAAAAAGAATAATTCGCTATTGGCAGATCTAAGTCATCGTCATCAAATAATTCGACGGTAAGCCTAAAATCTGTACCTTGGTCTATATAAATGTTTAATTGGGAACTACTCATCTTATCTATTATCTCTTTTATAAAAGCTATTTTTCTTTATTTATAATAGAACAACATAGGATAATATCGAAAAAAGGGGGCGGAAGCCCCCTATTTGTCACGTGCAAATTCTATTAGCCTTTAAGATCGTTAACTTCGTCTTTAAGTTCTTTAATTGCTTCTACTATGAGTGCAGTAACGTTACCATATGCAACACTCTTAATTCCATCATCTCCTTCAGTAACAACTTCCGGTAATACACTTTCAATTTCTTGAGCAATAAAGCCGGCTTTTCTTACACCAGGTCTTGATTTCATATCGAAGTAAACACCTCTTAGATCACAAACTTTTTCAAGAGCAGAATCGATAGTTACGATATTCTCTTTTAATCTTTCGTCTGAGTTAGCATTTAAATCACCGGTTGCAGTAAAGTCACCAGTTGTCATATCGAATGTGAATACGTCAGCGTTGGTGCCACCTCTAAATGCAACAGTTGGCATGTTACCAGAATCGCCTCTAATAACATAAGCATTTGAAGCAGTTTCGTATAATGTCTCAACGTAAGGTGAACCACCAGTACCACCAAATCCTAATGTTTGATCAGCTGGAATCCAGAAAGAACTTGTGTTACCATCAATACCTGCGGCTGTTAATGTACCAACAACTGTAAGATTACCTTCAACTTGAATATTTTCTACTGTTAATTCGTCATCTTCAGAAGTATAGAAGAAGTTAGATTCTCCACCTGGGTTTGGACCAGTTGTACCCATCATTGGTCGAGATGTGTTACCACCTTCGAACATTGTTATGAATACTGGAGTACCTTGTAATCCTGTTTCGTGGATGTTCTGTAAGTTATTAACTCCACCTTCAGGACCAAAGCCCTGCATACCTTGAGTACCTTGGAATCCGCGTTCGCCTTGGAAACCTTGAGCAGCCTGTGTACCTTGAATACCTTGAGTACCTTGACCTGGGAAACCCTGAATACCAAGATCACCTTGCATACCTTGAGTACCTTGGATACCTTGTGAACCAACTCCTGGAGGACCTTGGAAACCTAAGTCACCTTGGAAACCCTGTGCACCTTGGTTACCGTCATTACCCAATCCACCGCCGATACCTTGGAAACCTTGTATACCCAAGAAGCCTTGAACACCTTGAGAACCGCCTTCACCTAAATCACCGATTAGACCTTGAGTACCTTGGAAACCGAAGAAACCCTGTACACCCTCATCGCCGATACCAGCTGGACCTTGGAAACCTTGTAGACCTTGAATACCGTCTCCGGCGTCACCTTGGAAACCTTGAACACCGTCGTCGCCGTCAATACCTTGAATACCTTGAACACCGCCTTCACCGATACCAGTTAAGCCTTGTAGACCTTGAATACCTTCGTCGCCAACTTCGCCGTCTAATCCTTGTGGACCTTGAATACCTTGTATACCAGCTCCTGGAGGACCTAAGTCACCTTGAATACCTTGGTGTCCTTGTAATGCGTCACCTTGAATACCTTGGAAACCTTGAATACCAGTAGCACCGACTCCAGCAAAACCTTGGAAGCCTTGGAAACCTTGTGTACCCTGATTAGCCGTACCTTGGAAACCTTGAGTACCTTGTGATCCTTGGAAACCTTCGTCTCCATCAGCACCAGCAATACCTTGAACAGATTGTGTACCTTGAGTACCCTGTGAACCTTGTGTACCATCGCCACCAATAAATCCTGCTTGACCTTGGAAGCCTTGAGTACCTTGCATTCCTTGGAAGCCTTGAGTACCAGCTTCACCTGGACCGCCTTGAAGACCTTGTGATCCTTGGAAACCTTCAAAGCCTTGAAGACCTTGGATACCTGCTGGACCAATATCACCTGTTCTTGCGAATGTAATGATAATATCTTCGTCTTGACTAAAGTTCGATACTGATCCACTTACGTATGCAGCATCTATATCAAAGTACCCACTTGATTCTGTTAATGCAGAAATTGTAAAGATTACAAAGTTTGCTGGAGTAGCTTTTTCTGATATTTTAAAGTGACCTTTAATAGGACTTGTTGAATCATCAACTGTTCTAAGGAACGGCTGAATATCTACAAAGTTATCGTCTCTATCATCGATAAACAATTTAGTTGCAGATGCAAGAGTAGCATTATTGAATTTTAAATAACCAGTACTATCTGTGCTACTTGGATCGGTAGCTGCTGTATTTGTACTATATGTGTAATCAAATGTTACACCACCAAATCCACCAGTTGAACCTTGGAAACCGCCTCCACCTTGAAGACCAGTAAAGCCTTGAACACCTTGTGGTCCAATTGGTCCTGGGAAACCTTGAATACCTTGGAAACCAAGATCACCTTGGAAACCGTCTGTACCTTGAAGACCAGCACCTGTTGAACCTTGGAAACCTAAGTCACCTTGGAAACCTTGAATGCCCTGTAATCCTTGAATACCTTGTAAGCCCTGTTCACCAGCTCTTGTAAAGGTAAAGATTATGTCTGTATTATTTGTAAAATATGTTGCGTCAGCATTAGTAGATTTAGTTAAATACGTAATGCTTAAGTTATAATAAGTTGAATTTTCTACTAAACCTGTTAAGCTATAAAGTAAGAATTCTGCAGGATCAGCAATAGAAACAATCTTGATATAACCAAGCATTGCAGAACCACCATCATCTAAACTTCTTAGATAATCATCGAGGTTTGCACCATTTGTTTCTGTATCCGACATGCGCATAATTGTAGCTGCAGTAAGATCAGTATTGTTAAATTTAATTAATCCTGAAGCTGGACCTGTAGGTGTTGTACTTGGAGTAAAGTCATATTCAAATGAAGCTCCACCGTAAGCACCAGCAATACCTTGAGCACCTTGTGTGCCTTGGAATCCTTGTATACCTTGATGGCCTTGAGTACCTTGTGTTCCTTGGAATCCTAAGAAACCTTGTAAGCCTTGAGTACCCTGTGCACCTTGAATACCAGCATCACCGCGTGGAACAAAGTTAATTAATGTTTTTGCAGTATGACCAGAACCAATAACATCTAAATCCCAGCTGTAACTATTACCTGAAGTAAGTCCATATTGACCTACATATGTAACATCGAAGATAACAAAGGTTTTAGTACCACTTGTATCCCAGTTAACTGCTGAAAATTCGTATACTACTTGATGGTGTCCACCAGGACCATTGCCATCATCAAAACTTTCTATTACAACAAGACCTTTTGAGGATCCTGGAATAGCTGCTAGCCAATCAAACATTTCATCAAGTTCACCAGTATAGTTACTTAATGGAATATCGTCTAATACTAATTTAGTCGCGCTTTGAACATTGGTGTTGTTAATTTTCCAAGCAGAAATGCCTGGATTAGTAGTTGGGTCAAGATCATTAGTGAAAGCCCACTCATATGTTAAACCACCGTACCAACCAACAGCACCCTGTAGTCCCTGAGTACCCTGGAAGCCTTGAGTTCCTTGGAACCCTTGGATACCTACATCACCCTGTAAACCTTGAACTCCTTGGAATCCTTGTGTGCCTTGATGGCCTTGAGTACCTTGGAAGCCTTGCGTTCCTTGAACACCTTGATGTCCTTGAGTACCTTGCGAACCTTGGAAACCTTCGTCACCTTGTAAGCCTTGTACACCCTGAGTTCCTTGCATCCCTTGAATGCCGGTAAAACCTTGGAAACCCTGTGTACCTTGAATTGATTGTGGACCTTGAGTACCTTGAAGACCCTGTAAGCCTTGAAGACCTTGTAATCCTTGAACGCCCTGTGTACCCTGAATACCTTGATCGCCTGCTAAGCTAAATGCAACTAATGTTGGAAGCTGTTGAGTGGTGCCTGGGTTTGGAGTATTTAATTGAACGAAGTCGCTCTTAATACCATCGCCTGATAAGAAAGTAACATCTAATTCCCAATAACCTGTTCTATCTGTTGCTCCCTGAATTTGGAAGATCATATAGTTTGATGGGTTATTACGAAGAGTTATCTTCATAGTACCTTTATTTGCAGTACCTACAGCAGCAATAGCAGTATATAAACCTTCTAAGTTTACACCATAGAAAGCTTCATCGTCAATCCAAATTTTTGTAACTGAACTAAAGTTATCACCAGGATTAGGCGCACCATTTAAGATCATGTCACCAGTGCCTGGATCGGCTTCTACAATTCCATCATCGATTCTAAATTCTACTACGTGACCAGCATCGTCTCCACTAAATCCTTGGAAACCTGTATCGCCTTGGATACCTTGTGTACCCTGCATACCTTGAATTGACTGCGGTCCTTGCGTACCTTGAATACCGAAGTCGCCCTGTATTCCTTGGACACCTTGCACACCTTGTGGTCCTTGTGTCCCTTGGTTACCTTGAATACCTTGCAAGCCTTGAACACCAATAAAACCTTGTAAGCCCTGCGTACCTTGGAAACCTCTAAAACCTCTTGATCCCTGAATACCTTCTTCACCAATAGTACCTTGGTTACCTTGTAAACCTTGGATACCAGTGAAACCTTGTACGCCTCTGAATGAACCAATGTTTACCCAAACAGCTCCATCATATACCCATAACTCATCGTCAGTATTATCGACAACTGCGTTACCAAGAACTGCTGATGGGAATGCAGCGTTTAATGTTGCTTGTTGGTCTCCACCAGCATCAACATCGGCAACAGAACCGATTACATCGAATCCTGGGCCATAATCTCCTTGTAAACCTTGAAGACCAGCAGGTCCTGTTGTACCTGTAGTACCTTGAACACCAGCACCAACTGCTGTCCAAACTGTTCCATTTGATACATATATAAGACCATCGCTACCATAAGCGACCGCACCTGTATATGGAGCTGGATCGAGTTGAATAGGGACCTGTTGCGGTTGGCCCTGTCCAACGATTTTGCTACCGCTTATTGATCTAAAAGCCATTATACATCATCCTCCTCGGATTGACCAAGGGTAAAGGATAATGAAGCATCCACGGCTAAGTTTGTATCAGTTTTTAATTCTAGTAAATCTCCAGATTTAAAGAATTGTCCATTGAGTGGTAAAGGAATTGTGTCATACGCAGGAATTTGAAGATTTCTGATAATCCAAAAAGTATCATTATCTTCATACCTATACGTTCTTACGTCAACCATTACTGTGTTTGCTGTAAAGTTACATAAGATGAGAGGAGAAATAACTTCTCCTACTCCAGGTTCTACCGTTGTTGAACCACCAAACACTAATTCAGGTACCTCATAATTTGGTACTTCAATCATAGTCTGCCAATTCGTACTCAACGTAAAGGACTTGGCTACCGGTTTAGCATCTGGTGCCTGAGATGTTACGATTGTTGTAATAGTCATTATAGTGATGCCCTTGAGTTAGATGCCCTTCGTGCGAGTTTTCTTACCGATGATGTAAACGGTCGACCTTCGATTCGACCTGTTCTACCATTAATCTTCAATCCTCGTGCGAAGTACTGGTTATTTAATTCGTCTGATCCAGACCATCTGATTCGACCGCCATTTTCTGATAATACCGAAGCATTAGCACCGATAGCAGCACCAACGTTCCTGAAGTTCAATGGTAAGGCGTTTCTGTTAACACCTGCCGAAGCACCGTTGAACTGGTGAGCAATGGATTCAACTAGCGATCCAAATACTAGGAAGTTAGGTCGTATGACACTATCTATAATTACGTTATCAATCAATTCGGTTACCATATTTCTATGCGTTAGGTCCGGAGCAATATTGTTATTTATATAAGTTTTCATCTGTGTCCAAGCGCCTGTGAATGCGTCAAGTAAATCAGTATTATTCTGACCAACTGATGCCCAAGCTACGCCTGTCCAGTGGAAGATTTCGCCAACATAACGATTATCGTTATTATTAGTTGGAATAATATATGCATCCCAACGTTTCATATCAGTTAATGCGTCTCTTGCAGCTGCATCAACGACCGTACCTTTGAATCTTAAGTTTCTCCAATTAGCAAATGATGCTGGCGGATTGAACACTGGGAATACATGTTGTGCATCGATATTAAATAATGCGCCAACGAAAGATCTAGAAGCTTGATCAGCACCCGCACCAGAAACGTTATATAAGTTATTTGGATTAAGTGATGGATCAGTATATCTAAAGTCGTTTTGGATAACTTTAAGGAAGTTACCTGCATCACGATAAGTTTTAGGTAGATCAATAAACTTGTATTCAGAAGTAATGAATCTTTGTACTTCACGCTGTATTCGAGTTCTGTTATCGCCAAGAATATCTTTAGCAAACTTGAATGTTTTATCAGTTTCCCAACCAAAGTCTGGATCAATTGATGGTCCAAGCTTATTAACATCATTGTAGAATAATGCGTTGTAGAAGATTAATCCTAAATCTGTTGCTTGCTTAGATTGTACTTCAGTACCAAGTTCAGATCTAATAACCTGACCAGGATATGTACCTCTAACAATTTGTGCAACAATGTAACCAAGTTGACGATATGCTTGAGCAGTTGCTTCTCTTGTATCTTCAGGAACTCTTAATTCGTTATTCCAGAAGTAGAAGTTTGCATTCCATCTTGTTGCAAGGTTACCACCGTAGTTAAGATCCCAAGACATAGCATCTAGAATATAACCAGCATCTCTACGACATTTAGCTTTGCTGTAATCAACAATTGTAAATGTATCTTTTAAGAATTCAGTTACATCATCTGCAAGTTCGTCAAGGTTTTCATCGATTGAGTTAGCAGCTGCTATTCTATCAGCGTCAACCCAAGATAGATCAGGTTCAGTAATTGCTGGGATAGCATCAATTGAATCTCTTCTAATTGTATCTTCAACTATTCTTACAAGATCAGCTACTTCTTCAGCTTCAACTGCGGTAGCGGCTGTAACTGCCACTTGAGTTGATGAACTATGCTTGGATATTGAAGTATCAACTGTTCCACCAACTACGATCTTCTCGACAGTGTCTGCTAATTCAGTAAAGAATCTTGCAGTTTGTTGTCTTTGATCTGCTGGTAATACTGATACTGCATTTACAAAGTAAAGACCTGCAGTTTGAACAGTTGCATAGTTTGTTGAGTAGTTAACATCGTGAGATAATGCATCGATCATTGTACCAACGTCTCTTCTACATTTCTCTTTAGAGTAACTAATACCATTGTAAGTATCGTAAATGTATGTTTGTAGATCAGTAGCCATTTGAACTGTATTATTATCAATAACGTTTTTAGCAGCAAGAATATCTGCATCGATCCAGTTTGTGAATGGCTCAACTCTTGCAGGTATTGCTGATGGACTGTTATCGTCTGAAACTTTGCTTAACATTAATGCTAGGTTCATAGCTTCAGTAGCAATAGGTCTTCTAGTTGCTATGGTTGGCATTTCTTGTTTAACGTGGTTACCAGTAACATGTGATATTGCATTGAGTGATGCTCTTACGAATGTATGAGCTCCACCGCCTTTACCGTAAGCAACTTTACCAACTTGCATTGTAATTGTAGTTGCATCAGCACTTGTAATGTAATATGGGTTACCATAGTATGGATCGCCAAGTTGTGGAGATGGATGTTCTGCAATATCTCCGTCTAGGCTACATGTAAATACGATACTTTCAGGAGCAATCATTACATGATCACCAGCTGTAAGACCGTGTCCTGTACCTAATGTTGCTGTAAAGATTCCTGAATCAGGATCATATGATGCGCTTGTAGGAGTAAATTGATTACCAATTTCTCTTTCAACTGGCTCGTTACGAACAACATGTTGAACAACTTTAGCCATATATTCGAAGGCTTCTCTTGTTGCTTGACGTTGATCGATTGGTAAGATATTTACTGCATTCTTGAAGTAAAGTTCTGCAGTTCCATGCATTGCAGCGTTACCACCGTATTGAATATCATGTGATATTGCATCGACGATATAACCTGTATCTCTTCTGCATCTTGCTTCTTCGTATTGTAGGAATGCAAACTTATCATTTAAGTATTGAACAACTGAAGATCCTAGAGCTTCTTTACGTCCAAGGATAAGATCTTTTTCAGTTTCAAAATTATAACCAGTAGCAGCAGCGTCAGTAATTGTAGCTTCTCTTGCTTGTGGTAGATTAATTAATGAATCATCAGTAATAATATCTGCAACGATCTTAATAAGTAACTCAACCTCGATACCAGATGCGCCAACAACGTTACCGAATCCAGATGTTACCTGAGAAACTCCATTACCTGTTGTAGGGGTAACTGTTTGCTTAAGAACGACTTGTTCAGCTACTGCAGCTAAGTGGTTATATAATGCGGCAGTTGGAGCTCTTTGAGCTTCAGGTAATCCAACATTAATACCATTTTCGAAGTATAGTTTAGCAAAGTCTCTCATTGCAACATTAGAACCGTGTCTAATATCGTAAGCTGTAGCTTCAACTAAGAATCCAACGTCTCTTCTACATTTTGTTTCGTCATAAACTAATGAACCGTGATTTTGTGCAATCCAAGCAATAGCTTCTTCTTGTAAGAATGGAATGTTAAGAGTTAAGCCTTGAGTTGCAGCTGCATCTGAGTTACCAACATTTGCAATACCGTAATCATAAGTAACTCCAGCAGTACCGTTCTTCATAATGTTAATTACATTATTGAATGCGTTTGTTGCTCTTGTTAATGCAGCACCAGATAGTCTTGGTAGAATATCGTCTTGTACATATTCGATAGCTTCAACTGTTTCTGATAATTGCTCATTAATTACATTTTGAGCAAGTGCTGTACCTACTCGATAAGCTTTACCGTAGTATTGTGAAGGATAATCAGAACCAGTTTGTACGTCTCTTGCAACTGCATCGATAATAAATCCTACGTCTCTTGCACATTTTGCTTCATCGTAAGTATAGTTATTATCTCGTACAAAACGAACAACTTCTTCTTGGATAAACTCTCTGTTCCATTGTAAAGTCTTTCTTGCAAATGTTCTTGCAGGATCCATTAAAGGACCGCCCGTAGCGACTGGTAATGGACGTGGTGTTTGTTGTCCAACCGATATGTCAAGTGATCCAGTATAATCTGGAACTACTAATCTGTCATCTACTACGTTAGCAATAATCATTGCAAGGTTCTTAGCAGCTAATCCTGTTGCAGCGTCAGCGGCATCAAGAGTAACATTTTGCATTTCAAGGTTACCAGTAACTTGTGATAATCCATCAGTTAATGCACTTACAAATGTATGAGCTCCGGTATATGCTCCAGCAGCTGATACCCACATTGTAATAGTTGTACCTGATACTCCAATAATTGGGCAAGGCTTGTGGTGGAATCTATGATGTGCTTCTGGACTTGCGTGATCTTGTGCACCAGATCCTGTATCACAACTAAATGTAATTGCACCTTCGGTAAACCAAATATAATCGTCAGTTGTTAATGTGTGAGTACCAATCGTTGCTACCATAATACCAGTTACTGGATCGTAAGTAGCGTTAGTTGGAGTAAATCTAGAACCGAATACTGGCTCATTGATTTCGTTCTTAACAACTTTTTCCATTACATCAGCAATATGTGTAAATGCTAATCTTGATGGTTCTCTTTGATAATATGGTAATGTATTTACTGCGCCTTCGAAGTAATATCTTGCGTTGTAAACTGTAGCAGTATCTCCACCATACTCTAAATCTTCTGAGATTGCATCAACAATGTAACCAACGTCTCTAGAACATTTGGTAACTTCGTAACCGTGACCATCGAATGTTTCGTAAATATGATCGATAATTTCAGTTTGATACTTAGGCTTCTGACCAAGTATTGCTTCTGATTCAGACTTAAGTGGATAGTTTGAAGTTAATTTATAAACTGGTTCTACAACTGTTGGAACTGTTCCATCATTTTGTTCAAGTGTTTCACCAATTTGAGCAAATAAGTTTACAGCCCTTGAAGCAATGCTTACACCAAGTGATCTTCTTAATCCGTTAGTTGTAGCACTTACAAATGTATGGACTTTATCAACACCGGCTTTACCAACTTGCATTGTAATAGTTGTTGAAGTTACTGAGTCAATTCTAACAGGCTTGTTAAAGATTGGATCAGTAGGTCTTGGGTGTGAGATATTAATCGGTGTAGGATCAGAATCTGATGTTGGGCAACTAAATGTAATTGCGTTTTCATCAAAGATTACGTGATCACCTTTAACAAATCTATGTCTGTCACCAAGTGTCATTGTCATAACACCGGTTAAGTGGTTATATGCAATGTCTGTTGCTGTATAAGCGTCAGCCATAGTAGCTCTTCTAACACTGTTAGCAGTAGCACTAATGAAACTATGTACATCAGTATTTGAACCGGCTGAGCCTGCATTTACTGTAATTGTTTGAGCAGCAATGTCTGTAATTACGTATGGCTTACCAAGATTAGGATCATTTGCATTTGGATGAGAATCTGTACCACCGCCATTAAATGCGCATTGGAATGTAATTGCATTAGGATCGATACTAATACGATCGCCAATTGCGAAAGTATGAACTCCAATTGTTAATACCATAACACCAGTTACTGGATCGTAAGTAGCATTCGATGGAGAGAAAGATTCTTCATCAGTTAATACTTGAGTTTCTGTACCTTGTAGAGGAGTAACTGTTTCGCCTCTTACAATTTGTCCTACCAAGTAAGATACAAATTCATATGCACCTGATGTTGGAACAATTTCTTCATCACTTAATACTGGTAAAGCATTTTCGAAATAAAGTCTTGAATTATTTACTGTTGCAGCGTTTCCACCGTGTTGTAAGTCCCAAGAAGCTGTATCAACGAAGATACCTAAGTCTCTTTCACAAGCAGCTTGATCATATGTAAATCCAGGATGATTAGCAGCAATCCAAGCAATAACTTCTTTTTGTATAAATGCTTTGTTATTTTGTAATGCAGTTTTTGCAGCGTATGCGTCAATCGATACTGATTGTCCACCAAATACTAATGCGTCAGCAGCAGCATTTCCGTTTGACATAATATCGATAATTTCATCGAATGAAGCGTTTGATCTTGCGATTGCAGTAGCGTCAGTTAATACTTCAGTTGCAATCTTATCTTTTAACCAAGTAATAGCTCCAACTGTTTCAGTAAGCTGATTATTAACTACGTTGTTTGCACCAACTGTACCGATTCTATAACCTTTACCAACATATATTGAGTTAACGTTTGAATCAGTTGCAATATCTCTTGCTACAGCATTTAAAATAAATCCTGTATCTCGCATACATTTATCTTTGTCATAGATGAAGTAGTTATCATTCATATATGCATCGACTTCAGCTTGTAGATATGCTTTGTTCTTTTGTAAGATTCTCGATGCATATACACCTTGTTGAGAACCTGCGACTTTAATAACTGCACCTTCGTCTGCACTTACAAATGTATGGGTATCTGTATTTGTTCCTGCAGTACCGCAATAAACTGTAACAACATCACCAGCAACGTTTGTAATTGCTAATGGTAACTTGTATGACCAATCACCGATACGTGGTGAGAAATCAGTACCGCCACCATTGTGTGCACAACTAAATGCGAAACTTTGTGGTTGTAATTCGATATGATCGTCAGTTGTAAGATCGTGACCTGGAATTGTAATATCTAAAATACCTGTTACTGGATCATAATCTGCAGTTGTAGGAGTATAAGCTTTTAATACTTTAGCAGGATCTGAGAAGAACAATGCGTTAGCATCGATACAATCAGATGTTGCACTTACAAATGTATGGTTATTAGCATGGCCATTTGCATTACCTACGTTTACTGTAATTGTATTACCTGTTACTGCTTTAACTCTTACTGGTTCTTTATATGCAGGGTGGTCGTATAATGGAGCAGCATCTGTTCCTGTTACACCGCCAACGTCACAACTAAATACAATTGATTCTGGAGCAATTTCAATCCATTTACCAACTGGTAGATCGTGATTACCAATTGTAAGTTCCATATCGCCTGATACTGGATCGTATGTTGCAGTTTCTGGAGTAAATGTTCCTGTCCACATATCACCTTCGCGAATAGCGTTGGTTGTTGCAGATACAAAGGTATGAACTGATGTGTCACTTGACTCACCAACATTTACTGTAATTGTTGTTGCATCTCTATCAGAAATCTTAATTGATTTCTTATATGCAGGATGTCTTTTTTCTGCTTGGATAGCGTTAGTTTCTGCTGATACAAATGTATGTAATCCACCGCCATTTGCGACTCCACCAACATTCATATGAATCGTATTACCATCAACTCTATCAATAACAATTTGTTTCTTGTAGAATGGGTGATGTGATTCAGGAGCTGGGTGGTTTGTTATGTCACCATCTAATGCACATGTAAATACAATTGAGTTTGGTTTGAACTCTACAAGATCGCCAGCTTTAAGAGCATTTGTTCCAATGTTTGCACTGAACTCGCCAGTTGCTGGATCATAAGATGCAGTTGTAGGAGTATAGTTAATAAACTCAGTAGTTGGATATGAATGCTCAGTAACGTTACCGTCTAATGCGCATGTAAATGTTAAACTATTTGGTTCAATAAAGATACTATCGCCAATTTGGAAATCGTGAGAACCAATTGTAAGTACTGTTGTACCTGATGTCGGAGTATATACTGCATTTGTAGGAGTATATTTCTTACCATTATTGTTAAGCAATCTAGTCATTTCATCGAATGCTTTATTTGCTCTATCTTCAGCAATTGAATTAGTTACTAAGTCTGCAGTTTCTGCTTTTAAGTAATTAATTGAACCAACTGTTTCGACCAACTGATCAGTAACACTAACTTCTCCAGACTTAGTACGATAAGCCGCACCAGTTTGAATTGAGTTATAGTTTGTACCAAGCATTACATCTCTTTGAACTGCTGGTAAGATATATTCTTCTGTATCTCTGTGACATTTCTTACTGTCATAGAAGTAGAATTCATTATCTACCCAGTCCATCATGTAATCTTGTACGAACTCTCGGTTTAATTGTAAACCTGCTCGAGCATTACGCTTATTAACATCGATAGATGAATTATCGCTGAATGTAATTGCGTCGCCGATTACTGATACTGCATGATCTTTTGCTTCAACAAATCTATGTTCGAAATTAGCTTTTCCTAATCCTGGATTAACTGTAATCGTTTTAGCTGATACAGCAACAATTGGTAATGCAGCCAAGTAAGCTTTATCAACTTTTCTTGGATGACTGATTTGTGTTTTAAAGTTATCAGAAGCACATGTAAATGTAACCCCGCCTTCTGCAATATTAACATAACGTCCAACTGTTAAATCGTGGGTACCAATTGTAATAACCATTCTACCAGTTTCTGGATCATATGTTACTTTAGTTGGAGTATATTTCTTACCTGAGTTAGCAAGAGCATTAATGATCGTATTAAATGATGCATAAGCGTCTACTGCGCCAGCAGGAGAATCGTCTTGAATAATTTCATCAGTTGTTTTACGTAATCTTTCGAAAGCAGCTACTGTTTCATTTCTTTGATTTTCAAGAGATGTTCTAGCAGTATTAACATAGTATGCTAATCCAGTAGTTACAGCATTATAGTTTGTATCCAATAACATGTCAAACTTAGTTGCTGGTAAGATATATTCTTTTACGTCTCTTTCACATTTATCGCCATCGTAAGCATAGAATTCATCGTTGTTATCGATCCAATCTACAAACTCATCAATGATTAAGTTTCTGTTATCTTGAACAAGCTCTCTTGCCGCAACTGCGTCTGTATCGCCAGTATTAGCAAAGATAATATCTTCGGCAGCTTCTTCACCATTTTGAAGAATATTTAATGTTTCATCTAAAGATCTATCTAAACGAGTTTGTACTTCGCCTGATTGTTCGTTAGTAAAGATATGATTAATGTCTGCTTTAATATGTTCAATAGAACCTACTGTTTCAGTCATTTGATCGCTAATAACAACATATGAAATTGGCGAACGATATGTGATACCGTTTAAACGACCCCAGTAGTTAGAATTTGTTGCAACGTCATAAGATGCAGAATCAACAATTAATCCTGTATCTCTGAAACATTTATCAGCATTATAACCTTGATAACCAAGTCCTGGTCCGCCTTCAAATCCTGTTGTAGTATTTGCAGTTAAATAATCGATCATATTATCGATAATTTCAGCTTGATTTTCATCAATTGTATCTGCAAAATCTGTATTAGAAATTAGGTTAAGGTCATTAGCTTGTGCAGGTTTAATAATAACGGTTGAACCTCTTGCACGCATTGAGATGTCACCGAACTGAGAACCTGAGTTGTTCAATGTCATTTGACCACCGTCTAATGCGAAGAACGCTTGACGTGTAAAGATCGAAAGTGAACCAATACCGTTAACACCAGCACCGTTCTTAGCAACGTAACCTGTACCGTTTTGAGTACGAGGTGTGAAACCGAAACAAAGTACGTAGGTGTATAGTGAGTCAGTATCAAGTACCGCTCTATCCGCTAAAAGACAACCACCACCACGGCCAACCAATCTATTTGGGAAGTCGTCAATTCCAATAGATTCCACTGTACCCGTACCACCACGTTGGGCGTAAAGCATATCTCCAACATCTACATTTCCTTTCAAGTTCCTTACGTAAATCTGGCTTGCTGAATCAATATCTGCAATGTAAGAAATATAGCCGCTTGCTCCGCTTGAGAATGTTACTTCGTCATCAATCTGAAATTGTGCTTGAGGAGAGTGACCAGCTTCTAAATAAAACTCTTGGCCTAAATCAAGAATATTACCTTTTGAGTTAAATGGATTTAGAGGTGGTTCAACATCTAGACGGTTGAAGTTTGAAAGCTGCGAGCTATCTCTTAAGTATGGAGATCTTCTTAACAATGCACCTGGACGATATGCAATAGCGAAACCGCCTTCAGGTTGGTCAAAGTTATCGACCTCGAAGTTCATGTATGAGAAGCCTTGTACATAACAACCAGAACCAACTAAGATACCGTTTGTTTTCTCGTAACCTTTCTTCTTTTGAATAACTGTAGCATATTGACCTGCAGTAGAAGTTAATGAACAATCATCTGGAAGACTGATTGGCTCATCTACATAATAGGTACCTGGGCCACAGGAAATATGAACTGCGTTATTAATATCGTTACGATCAAAAGATCCACCGGCTTTTTGTAAAGCAAGTTCTTCCGCTCTTTTAAGAGTACGAATTGGTTGAAGAATTGTACCAGGATTTTTATCATCGCCGTCTGTTGAAACGTGAACCTTAAGTGATTTTTCTGTTTTCTTCGAGAACTCATCGTACAATTGACGATATGTCATTCTCTCAGTATCACCGGTCTGAACGTTCTTCAGTGCAAAGTAACTGTCTTCGTCAAGCAATGGTTCAAATTGCTTAGTAAGATTCATATCAAAGTCAACTAGTTCTGTTTCTTCGATTGTTGTATTAGAAATCGTAGAATCTGATATATCAGAATTTTGAATAGTTGATCTTTGCTGTACTAAATCTTCGGATGTTGAACTTCCAATAGAGATATTTTCTGCAACAACATCATTCATTGCACCAGTTAAGGTTGCATTTTCTAATGTTGGATTAGTAAAGGTGTTATTATTACCAGTACCATTTGAGAAATCTGAATCAGTAATTTGAATATTATTAGCAGTAGTATCTCTAATTTCACCATTTGCAAAAACTGAATTAGTAATAAGAACGTTATCAAGATCACTGTCTGAAATGTCCGTATCAGTAATTACGCCATTTGCAAAAGTTGAAGTACTAATAGCAGCACCAAGAATAGTACCTGAGTTCAGTTCGAACCCATTCGTGACTGAGTTGGTAAAGGAAGAATTAGCAACTATTAATCCAAAGGCTTGAGTATCAAACTGAGTACCACCTTGAATAGAAGAGTCTTCTATAGTTGAATTGGAGATGCGCGATTCATCTATTACAGCTCTTGCAAGACCTGAGTTATCTATGAATAAATTATTAGCTGTGCCAGCTTCGTACGTTCCGTTGTTGAATAACGAATCGTCGATAGTAGAATTAGTGAATAGGTTATTGTTACCAGTACCGTTATTGAACTGGCCAAAATCTATAATCGTGAATGTGAATACGTTGTTGTTACCTGTTCCATCAGAGAAGTCTGAGTCTACAATCGTAACATTAGAAACTTCAGTACGCGCCATTGTACCATCGAGGATTTCGTTATCGTTAAGAACAGAATCGTTAACTGTACCGTCGTCGAAATCGTTACGGTTCATCTGGTTGTCTTCAATTGTAGAGTTGAAGATTCTTACACCTGAGATGCTACCGCCAGTAATGGTTATTCTATCAAATATTTCATATTGTAAGGCTTGTACGAGTTCTTTTCTCGTAATATTTTTAGTACCGTCATCACCTTGGATAAGGTTAACGATAACAAAAAGGTCTTCAGAGCGAGTATTGGCACCTTTAATCGGACCTAATTCTGAAATCTTTGACATTTGATGATACCCTTATGTGTTATAGCTCGTTGTTTAACTTTATTTATATAAAATAGGATGCGCAATTCCAGTTCTTAACTAATAAACTTTAATGCGTCATACTCCTCTATTACATAAACTCGTACATAACTACGACCGCTATTTTGTGCTTTTAATAATCTGTGTCGACCATCTATCATTCTATAAGGTTTATCTGCAGGATTTTTCATACCTTTAACTACTATACCTGCGAGATCTATGTCAGCTTGTTTGTATCGACTATCTCTTGTTTCTATTGTTCTCGTTGTTTTGTGGCCTATATCATCTATATTTATCGAAATTGGTTCTATGTTTTTCAGCTTAACCCACTCATAGATTTTACTACAATCTATTTGTGTTGGCACATTAAATAATTGCCAATCGCCGTCCATCATATGTATCATCTTATAGAAAACCCAAAACTTAATCTATCTGTTTCCGAACCTACGCAATGCCAAAGGAATGGTGGTTCGCCAGTTACTTCAAATAAACGACTTGTAAGTCCTTTATCATCATAATCTGTAATTACTTTTTCATCTTTTATATATCTAAAAAAAGATTTGTCTGCTTCATTTGTCCAAGTTAAATAAAGTCTTTTACAAGGATCGTTCCTATTGGTATGCCATCCCATATATCCTGTTGGAGGATAATGAAAAAAGCCCGTGGCACGAACAACTTGTTTTGGAAATAGTTTTTGAATTAATTGCGTTATTTGTTGAGTAACTCCTAACCCTTCGAAACTTACCATATTAGTTTCGTTACTAATTGAGAGGTTTGAAGTGCTAAGATATTCTAGGGTTAACTTGTCAGCCCAATCTTTTACTGTTTTTGCTCCGGCTATTCTTGTATTTAAGAGCATATCTCTATAATTCTTCTCAATTATTTTTTCAGCTTCTATTTTAGTTTCATCCGGAAGATCAAACCTTATGCTCATGCTAGCTTAGGATTATATTTAGCTTCAAAATCAATGAAAGCGTTAGGAACTGCTTCATATGCAGTCCAATAGTCAGTAGCACGTGATAAATCAACAGTATTCGGTAAATCTCTTAACTTTTGTTTATCAGCTTCAATTTCTGTAACAACATCATTTAAACCTTTTGTTAAGGCTCTCATCGCAAGTGTATCTAACATATTTAATGCCATACCACGTTGGTTGCGTATTAAACCTAAAATATATACTTGAACAAGTTCCATATCCCATTCAACTCTTGAAGGCTTTTTAACATTATTAAATTTTAAATATTCAGGCATACCAACCATAGACCAATCTTCACGACTTGAATTTTCGTCAATGTATGGTACTTCAACATAACCTGCACCTTTTGGTATTACTCCATCAGAAATAAGTTTACTTACTTTTTGAGTAGTACTAATAACTGATACTTTTGGAGTATTTAATGGTGAATTGAAAAATATGGTTTTCATTTGTTATTCTCTCTTTAATATAATATTGCGATATTAATTAATCGCGGGTTCACGGTTGTTATACCAAATGTAGCACCCGTATTGTTATCGTTACCGCCAAAGTGTTGATAATCAATAATAGTTCTAGTAGCTTTAATAACGAATGAACTTGTAGTTTGTGATTGAACCCAAGCGTTATAGTTTGTAAATGCTTGTGTTACACCTTGAGCGTCACGCGCAGTAGAAGCCGTTACAGCAGTTTGTTTATCGTCTACGTTACCAATAACGATTGCATAATTATCATTACTTGTTGGTCTTCCGCCAGCAATATTAGATGGAATAGTTACAGTATAAGTACCAGTAGCACCTTTTGATACTGTTAAACCACCACCGCTTGAAAATACGGTCCCGTTTGCACCATCGAAACTAATATAACCTTTTACTAATTGAACAATACCTGTTAACTCTGAACCATCGCCAGTGAACTTATCTGCATCTACAGTCCCTGTTACTGTAGCGTCACCGGCTACTGTAAGATCTCCATCAACGTCAACGTCGTTAAAAGTAACATCGTCATTTGTTCCAACGTCTTGACCAATAGTAATTACACCATCTACACCGTCATAAGATACTCCAACTCCAGGACTTAATGATGCGATTGCTCTTGCTTCTGTAAAGTAAAGATTGTCATCGCCTTCGCTTAAACTATCTGTGTCGTGATTTGTTAATGAACTTACTGTACCATTTACGTTACCAGTAAATGTTGCTGGTACGTTGGCAGCTGGTCCACCGTTTTCGAAAATTTTGTTTCCTGCTGGATGGTAAATATCACCTGTAAAATCACCAACAAAGGTACCAGTAAAATCACCACTTGCTCCTGTTTGTACAACAAGGTTATTTGCAGTAAGTATTCCTGGTACTGTTAAATTCGTACCAATTTGAACATCAGCAGAAGTTACGAGACTTGGAACAGTTAATACGCCGGCAGTTGATAAAGAAAATTGACCGCCTCCGCCATTATTCATTTCAAAAGAAGAATCGCCTCCAGCAGCGTAACCAATATCCCAATTCGTTTGGTTATCAGTAAATCTTGCTTTACCTCCGCCAGAAGCGAAGGCAATTGTTATTCCGATTGCATCAGCAACTGGAGTAACACTAATTGGCGAGGCAAAAGAAACTGGAGTAGCTGGAGTCCTAGACTCAATTGTATCTGTGCTTACTTTAACTACACCAATTAGCTCGTTTGCAGTAAATTCTCCATTGAGAATTGCATCTCCGTCTGTGGTATCTGCCGTACCCGCTTGAGCAGTGATTGCAGAATCTCGGAAGATATTAACCATCTCATTAGTTTTATCAAACCAATTTTGAAATGTTTGTGTCGTAGCTATGTTTTGAATATTTGGTTTGGCCATTTATCTCTTCTCTATTTTATCTACCCTATCGCTCAGTCTTTTCAAACAGGCTTTAGCTTCGTTAAGTTCGCTTTGTAATCTATCTACTTTTCTATATAATGCTCTTTCTGATTTATATTTATTAAGAGCTTGTATATCAGTATTTATTACTGCTCCGCTGTCATCTCGTACTAAAGCTGGCTTGATCATGTCAATGCAATGCCTCTATAGTCTTTTACAAATGGTGCATTATGAATGCTGTCAGCAATTAAGTCAATTCTTATTGCAAACTTTCTATATCCAAGGAATGTACCTGCATCACTTGTATATGTTAATACACCGGTATCTTTGTTTGCATCTGCTACAGCATATCTATATTCTCTAAAGTCGTCTAAATTAGAAGATGACGAGAAGGTTTGTGCGCCTTCAATAGTTTCTAATTCAATCCAATCAATAGTATCTTCTGCAGAGCTATCTTGTGCATGTTGTGGTCTAATATAAACTTTAATTTCAGTTCCTGCTGGTCTATAACCTGTTAAGTACAGATTTAAATCTTCAGCATCTAAGTCTTCAGCTAATTCAACAGTCTTAGAAATATATTTAGATGTTGTAACAGTTGAATCTGTTACTTTAAATTGATATGCTAATAGCGTTGCTAATTCTAAATCAACAATTGGAGTCGAAGTAGAGTTAGATGAGTTAGTCATAGCCACATTAATTAAGAATGGTTTTGGATTTACAAAGTTGTTTGACCTAGAATAAATAACAACACCATTTTGAGTGAAGAAGTTATTATCACCAAACTTCATTGGCATATCATATGAATTAACAACGTTTGCTGGATCTGTAAACGTACCACTGATTGAAGTTGTTGTTACAGAATCGTTTGTTTTCTGAATTAATGGTTGTACATAACTTAAATTAATATTATCAACCGATCCAATTGTACCAGTTGTTGTTGAATCAAGACCTGTAAGAGTATCACCAGCAACAAATTTCTTAGACATAATCGAAGAACTTTGTTTTAAGTGAAGTGTAGATGCAGTATACTTGTTGTAATGTGAAATGATACCAGCAACAATTGGAATACCAGAAGATGTTGCGCCATTGAATGAACAAGGTTTATCTGTAGTCATTTCAGTAGCTGAATCAACACTTACAATTCTAAATATATCCCTTGCAGTATTACCTGAATTAATTACAAGAATATAATCGCCTGCTGCATAATCAGCAGTAAAGTCATTACCCGATTGAGTAATAATATTTGTTCCTTGTATCATTGAAACTGAATATCCTACATCAATTTGCTTATAAGCATATTCATTAATATTGAATCTTCCAGTCCAATCAGATAATGTTAAGAACTCGTGATCATCATTAGTAAGAGAAACACTACCTGTTGCAGCGTTAAAGTCGTGACGATATAAGTTAAACTTAATATCTTCGTCTTGTACTGATTGCCATGCTCTATTGTTTGTAGATGTGAATAGAACTCCATCACCCCAGTCCATTACAACTGCTTGACCTTGAGTAGGACCGGCAGTAAGATCATCACCACCAACTTTAGAAGTATAATGTAAGTAGTTTGGATCGTTAGCATCTGGCATAATTACCACTGCATATTCTTTTTCAACATCCATTCTAATCGGAGCATCAAATTGAACTTCTGTAACTGCCGAAGCGTCGTCTGATACACTTACTTCTGAAGGAGATAAATGAGTCTTAGAGAATGGTAAAATAATATTAGATGGATAACCATTAATAACTTCGCGTATTGTAATAGTAACACCGTTAATATTTGATTTACGTTTAAAGAATAAATCAACTTTAGATACAAAGATTGAATTAGATCCACGACCCATACCTTGTTTAATAAAGAATGTTTGAGCTAATGGATCGCCTCGTCTTGTTACCTGAGTCATACGAGATGCTAAGTTTCTTGATGTAGCAGTTTCTTCTGTACCAAACTCTGGCATTCTTGTTGCGATGGTTGCTTTGTTCTGTGTAATATTATATGCGTGATAAGCAATTTCACCTTTTGAAGTAGAAGCTGATTCAATACTTGAATATTGACTCACATCAACTGCGGTAAGTACTCTATCACCTACATAGAATTGACCTTGTGGAATTCTAAATACAGCTCTTAAAATACCGTTTGAATCGGTTGTAACTGCAGCTCCGCGATCTCCAACTTTTTGTACATTTCTTGCATCCATTGCAGCAGGAGAGCCTGGAGCAACATGTGCATTAACATCAACACCATCAAAGAAGAAGTAGTGTTGTGTATCAGGACGTAGACCAGAGATGAATACTTTAACGTTTCTTGATCTCATAAATGGTTGGAATTGAACGTTAGTAACAAAGTCACCAACTTGATCTAATCCACCATCGTTTACAGTAAGACTTGATATTGTACCAGCTTGAGTCCTAGGAGTAATTGTAGTTGTCGTTCTACCAGAAGTAATACTAGTTGAAGGACCGTTGGTAATTGGACCATCCCAGCTTGTACCAGTGATTGGTAATACTTCTTGTAAATCTTGGAATACACCCGCTAAATCAATTTCTAATGGTACTGGATTTTGAATAGTATCGTGAGCCATATCGTGGCTTGGAGAAATCTGAGCATTACCATCATATTTCCAGAAGTTAGATACACAGTTTCTAAAGTTTGTAGCATAAGGCTGACCAATTAACTTAACATTAGCATTTCTACTTAATGAAGCAACTTCAGCACTATTAACATCTGGGAATATAGTTGCGCCTGCGGCAGTACTATATTTAAGATCTATTGGGAATGTATTCAATGCAGGAGTAAGAATTTTCTTATCAAAATGAATAGCAGCTTTATAGTTAGGATCTTCTGTATTAGCAATATCTGCATCATTCATTGGATCTACAATGTAACCATTCTTAAATCTTGATAAACCATTTTCATCTAAAATTAATAGATTTTCTGAGCTTTGTTCTAATTGATTTAAACTAATGTAATATTCAAGACCTTCAATTCTTTTTTCGATCTTTTCAATATCACGCATTGTATAGTTTGGAGTACCGACTGATTTTACTTGTACAGCTGACGAGAACTTACCTTGCTCTGACGCTTCTTTTTGTGATAAGGCAGGATAACCAGGAATAAACACTGTTGAAACAATTAATTGATCTGATCCAACTTTAGGTGTAATTGGATTCTGGCTTTCTTCACCTTTAATAATTTGTGAGTTACCATATGAATCGAAACAAATAGCATCAACTCTTGATAGATAACTTTCAACGTCTGATGTGATTGCAGATTCCAATGCCGGTACTAAGAATGTACCAGTAAATGTTGGTGTAACACTTTGTACTGCGGCTGTTACAACTCCAGCTGCTCCTTGAGATACATCAGTATAATCAACATTTGAATCTTTATCAGCATATGGTCTAAAATCAAAACAATTTCTTAATTGATATAATTTACCATTAGTAGCTTTATAGCTTTCTAAATCAGATGATCTTACAAATCCATCTGGTAATGTTGCTGTATCGTCATCAATAGGATAACTATTAATGTTAAAGAAGTGTTGTCCTTGCGAAGTATTACGCTGGTAAACTGCAAGTTGTACAACTAATTGTTGACCATTTGCTGGTTGTGGACGACCTTGGATATATTCCATATATGATCGATCATAGAAATGGTCGTTTTGATTTGTGTGTAATTTAAAACTGTCGGTAAAATCTGTTCCACCAGGTCCAGTACTAACACTAATAATTTTGTATACATCAGGGAAACCTAAACTGTATTTAGAAGTAACAGTTGCAAAGTTAACTTTGATATATGGTTTAACTGATGTTTTAGGATGTGGTATTGCGTTCGTTAATCTCTTATTGAAGTATACCTCTGCACCACCGGCTGCTGCGCCTGGATCTAATGCAATAGTCATTACTGAATCTGCTAATGTTTTGGTAACACTTACTACTGAAATAACTGTATTTGTGGTATCGACTACGAGAATATCATCTTGATTTACTGCAAAGTCTTCGCCAACTGCAGCTGTAATTTCAATTTCATCATTAACTACAGATACAGCTTTTTGAGCTCTAACTGGAATAACCATATCGGTAAATTCTTTAATGTATGGAGTACCTGTATCGAAAACAACTGGTGACTTATTAATTTCTCTTACTTTGTCATTTGCAGCAACTGTGATCTCACCGGCAGATCCAACAATTTTTACAACTTCATTAAAGTTATTAGGTAAGAGCATTTTAACGCCCATTAAATATACTCGAGTAGGTGTAAGGTTTTTAACGTATGCCTTACCAATCGTACCATTTACTGAGTTTTTAAGATCTACTATTGCATAGTTAGTATCCACTGTACCAGAAATAGCTACTACATTAAGATAAGATCCATAATCTATACTTGTTGCTTGGTTAGGTTGAATCGCAGTATTAGCGACATCGTCAATTGCAAAATCTAATTTACCACTGTTTTCTACTCTGAAACCTTTAATATAAGCCGTGCCTTTACCAACAAGAGCAGTAAGCTCATTGTTTCTTCGGTCCATATCAACTTTAAAGTTTTCTAAAACATAGTTACCTGATTCTTCGTATGTTCTTTTTGCCATTTCATCAGCAATAGAATTGAACTGAGCAACGTCACGTAAAGTAACTGCTGAGCCATTTTGATAACGAATCAATGTAAAGAATACAGGATCTACGTCTGCAACTGCAGTATCTTTTACAACTAATTTTGGAACCATTGAAAGTCTATCAGCACCAGGTGCATTTTCATTCTGCGACCCGTTTGCATTATCATACAAAGTGTTATCTTGTAATGAACTTACTAATAATTCGTCAACTTCATAACCAACTGATAAATCATCAGGTTGATCGTTGTATTTTGATACAACTAATGTTTGATCTTTTGTAAATAGGAAATGACCTTTTTGGAAAATAACACCGGCCGATGCTCTAATACCGAATGATTTACCAACAGGATCATTTTGTAATGTTACGTTAATTTGCCATAAAGCAGCGTCTGCTCCAGATCCGCCTTCTTGTAATGCGCTAACTAAAACTGAACCGTTATAAACATATTTCGTAATTGTTAATGCTTCACCAGTTTGGAAACGTTGAACAGCACCATTTGTATTCAAATAGTTAATAAAGAAAGTATTAAGATCTGGTGGTCTTGTTTCAAAACCGCGAGTAGCAGCAATGATATTAGCTTTAAGACCAGCAGCATTTGATACCTCGTATACAACATCGACGTCTGTTACTAAGCCGTCAATAATTGCTGTACTTGGACCAGATACGTATGATTCAACATCGAAGTCAGTTTTATCGGTTAACCTTACAAATTCTAAACCGTTAAGGTTAGTAAAGTTACAACCTTTAATAATAGTACCTTCCTGGTAGATATTATCTCCGAATTGCTCTACTTGATTTTGAAGAATTGATTGAAGTTGAGTCAGCTCTCTTGCTTGTACAGCATATGCTGGCTTAAACAGAATCTTATAGAACTGCTTTTCGACATCAAAGTCATCAAAATATGGTGCAATATTTAAATTTGTATTAATAGGCATCTATTTGAGTTTCCTTTAAAATTCTAAGACCAACTTATATTCTTCTCTTGAACTTTCAGCCCGATTTAACGGGAAAAAGTCTTCCATAAAGTATACTGTTCCGGATCTTTGAGTATATCTTGATTCAATAACATTATTAGCTACTGGTATATTTATCTGTATTCTTTGTCCTGTTGCATTAATCAGGTCCTTATCATAGTCTAATGATATGTCATTATTAGCACTATTTATTTGCGGTCCCATATAGTTACAGATAAAGACTGTATTGGAACTTGCTTGTATATCATGTATACGACCACTAAAAGTGATGTTATTATTTATATCGACCTGAGTAACAGTTGTATCTACTTCAAACTTTCCATAATCATCGGTAATAATTTCTATTCTATTATCAAATACTTCAGGTGAAGCAGTGTTTGCTGTTTCTGGGTCAGGCGTAAATTCTGGATTCTTTACAATTCCAACAGCAGAATAACTATTAGATTTGCCAATTTTATTATTGTCTGTTTCTGTAATGTATGCATATAATAAAACGTGTCTGCAATGCATTTCATCAATAAGATTAAAACCGTGATAACCTAATGGAGATAATACTGGTCTTAATGTTGCTCTTACATCGACAGGATTATCATCTTCATCTGGTTCAAAATCAAAAATAGGATCGACAATACGAGCTGTAATATTATTATAGTTTGAGCCTGTTTCTAATAATTCGATATTAGTAATTGTACCTTCTACAACTCTTGGAATAGCAACAGCACCTTCGCCATCACCTAATATTTCAACCGTTGGTACGATTTTAAGTGTTGAGTTAATAATAACGCCATCACCTTTTGGATCTCCAACAACTCTTAATCTTACTACTCGAGCTGTTTCATCATAGGTAGAACTATCAACAACGTATGTATACGCAACGTTATTTGGAGTATTTAAATATATTGTCATACCAGCATAGTAGTTAGAAATCTGGCTTAGGAAAGAAGATTGAATTACAATTTCACCATTATTACCTGGAGGACCAACCACGATACCACTTTCTAATGTAGGATAACCTGCATTATCAATATAGTTTTCTACAAAAATATCAGAAACTTCTGAACCTGTAATGACGTTATTAGCATCTGCTTCAGGATCAGGATTAATTTCAAATGTACCAACTAAAGGAATAAAACCAGAAGCATTATAAGCTTCAAATTGTTGCTCAGTTAAATAATACATAAACTTCCAAACATATCCGTCTGGCATTCTGTAAATCTGATTTTCAGTTGTTGGATTATAATTTGGTGGTACTGTAGAAAGAGCACCATTATTATTTGAAAGGCATTTATAAATTCTGTAATCGCCTGAATCGTTATTTGTAGGACCCACAACAGAATAAAAGTTTGACTGTTCTAAGTCAATAAGATCATCGTACTGAGTATATAATGCATCTTTTTGCCAAGGATAATATTTAATCATAAACTTAATATCAGAGTTAAATACTTGCTTGCCGAAAAGAATGCTTTCTTTAAATTCCATCTTCGAGTGCAGTGAGTTAACAGCAGGAATACGATTCAACTCGCCGATAACGGTTGAAGAAATCATAAAATAGAACTCATTATCGAGAAGTTCTTGATAGAAATCTCGAGTAATGTCGTTCTTCATCGTTGTAGTTAAAATTTCTGGCATTTCACTTAACCCTAGCTTTTGTAATATTTATAAACACTTTTAACCTCTTCTGCGAATACGTTGCCGTGGATAAACTGTTCCTGATTCCGGCCTCGCATTAAAATTCTTTTGTGGAAAACTATTTCCCGATACACTTCTTTGATTTATCCAACGCAACATTCTATTGGGTGCACCTTGTAAACTGTCTCTATCCATAGGATCATCAGTTCCGGTGTCTGCCATTAAATCTTTATTAGAGTTATTTATTATCCATTCTTGCGCCTGAGCCTGATTCATGTTAGGCCAAGATTCTGCAAGAATAGCAAGTACACCAGCAACCTGTGGTCCAGCCATACTTGTTCCTTGATACTTACCTAACTGATACGTACTATTTCTTGGATCAGCCGTACCGCCTGAATGTAAGCTACTTTGAATACCTTCACCAGCAGCATAGACATCTACTTGAGTTCCACAGTTACTAAAGTTAGCTTTATCTTCATTCTCATCATTTGATAAAGCTCCAACATTAATACTTGCGGCTAAACCTGCAGCTGAGCCAGAACCTCGGTGTAAAAAATTAGTAAAAGAATTTCCAAGAAAATCTAATGTATATTCATTATCATAATCTTGATCTCCAGATGCAGTTGTTTTCCAACTCGCATTTCCAGCAGAACATACAATAATAATACCATCAGCAATTGCGTCTTCCATATCTGCATTTCTTGAATCGAACCAGTTAGGAATAGTCATTGATAAATCAGCGTTTGGAGCGTAACAACCTCTTGCTTGCAATTCAGCTTGATTTAAAGCTGCGCCATAAGTATTAGATGTAGCACCACGATAAGTAATCTGATATATATATCCAAATCCATTTGTACCAGGTGTTGTAATTGATCCATAACTATTATTTGTAATTGTTGGATTACGTCGACCAGTTTCTGGATTAATAGGTTTTGTATTGTGCCATTGTCTTATATAGTCCCATATCCTTGTACTTGATAAACTATTTGGATTTGTACCATATGGACTAATGTTATAAATGTTAGCATCTCTTGCCCAACCCTGAGAATTACCTGCTACTGTTCCTGCACAATGGCATCCGTGATTATTATCATCTTCGTCAGTTTCATCTGTATACAAACCACTTCTATCATAAGTGTATGTACCATTTGAACCAAATCCTAAAGCACTTGTTAACGAAAACCAATTAAATTGATTAATTCTTGAAGCGCCGTTTGCTGCTGGTGTATAATATGAAGGACCGGTATCATTATCCCTAAAAATATCTCTTAAAACAGCAAAGTCTGGTTTACTTAACACTGGTTCAAAATATGATTTAAATAGGGCGTACCCTTTCGGATTATTAGTTAACATTCCAGATGGAGTTTTTACTGAGTCAGACCATTCCGGTGACAGTGATCCGCCATCCCAAAAAGTACTCATATCCCACATTGACCAGTTCATCAAATACATATATTCTTTATAAGCTACCTCAGCTGCCTCATCCACTGTTGCCCAATCGGATGCATAACCAGACGGATCAAAAAATCCGCCATCAATAGCTTCTTTCATAGCAAGGTGCAATTCTGTTGTTTGCCAATTAGCATTATTAGTTGCTAACCAATTCACAGCTGTTGCAGATCCCGGCACCGCACCCATAATACCAAACAAATGTATTGTGTGCATAAGATGTTCTACAAGTTCTTCAATATCTCTATCACCAACCGATGGGCTTGGCCCGCTAATATTAGCATACCAAACCATATCGTTATGTACGTGGTCATCTAAAAAATCTACGTATCCTGCATACTGTGCAGCGCCTGCGTCTGTTAAAAAGTTTGGACTATATTCAGAACCACCACCGTATGCAATTCTTTGAACGGCAGGAAGTCCTGCGTGTATAGTTCCTGTAGCGCCTTGTAATGTTTTAATTAAATTGATTTGATGGTCTACATTAATAAGAGGATATGTTGGATCAATTAACAATGTTACCATTTTGGCAGTTTTTTCTGCCCACATATCAGGTACTGCGGTTTGACCTCCAACTGCGCCCGCAACAACCATCTTTAAACCACGAGCTGTTATTTGTCTATCAAATACTGCTCCATTAGATGAGTCATTTACAAGTGCACCATTTGAATAATCTATCCCAGTTCCAATTGCTGCAAATTCTGGGTGGGCAGGATTAATATGACCATCTACAATTACAACATCAACATTTTTACCTGAAGCAGTAACTGTTAGCGTATCAGTTATATTTGGACTACTACCGTCAGAGCCCCAGTTACTTCTATTTGCTTCTTCGGAATGTCTAAGCAAACCCCAGTTTACGTCGTCTACATCTGTAAACCAATCTTTAGAAAACTTTTCAGTTACTTTCCAACCAGCAGGACGCGTTGTGAGTTCTATCATTTCTACGAGTTCAACAGCTCTTACTCTATCGTCTTGTTTAATGAGCATTGCTTCAGCATGTTCTAACATGTAATGAGTGTTACGACTTATTTCTCTTCTATGGGTAAGCCCGACCGCTCTGTTTGGAATAAACAAATCACCGCCTTCTGTTTCCATATCATCATAAAAAGATTCTAAATCTTCTCTATTATGAAGTGTGATGATCCATTCCTGTAGCATTTATTAAGCCTCTAACTGAAGAACATTAAGTGTTACTGTAATAGCCGTTGTGCCACCGCTTTTATTTCTTACTTTAACAGGTATGTTTGTTGTTGGTGTTGATTCTAAATTATAACCAATTACACCAGGAGAGATCATTACTGTTTGAGCTCCGGTTGTAATTACTTCTGCAATAATACCTGAATCTGGAGCAGGATCTGTAGTTTCTAATCTTGAATTATCTGCACTACGTGCTGTGTTGGTAGCATAAATTGTTACCCAAGCTGCAGCTGATGTTGTGATTGTATATAATCCGTATCCTTTAAATCCTGTAATATCAATATCTGTTGATACTCCGTTTGCAATAGAAGCTGTTGCGGCTGACTTATCTGAACGAGATGGTAAACCACCTCCGCCACCAACTTCTGATTGATTTGCTAATCTTACCCAAGAACCTGAGTGAGCAAAATATGCCGCGCCTGTTCCATGTACGTGTGCAAACATACCGTGATATGTTGAAGCACTTGGTAAATCGCCTTCTGCAGAATATACGTTACCAAATAATACTTTATTGCCACCCATATCTAAATCTGCGCCAACTACCGCTGCAATTGCGTCAGAATCTGAATATGAAGCGCCTGAACCTGCTTGATCTACCCACGCATAATCAGATCCATTCCAACTTAGAATTTTTCCTGATGGAGTAGATGAATTATTTAAATGAGCGTCTACATCAGCATTTGCATATGATCCACCGCCACTTGCTGCAGCAATCCAATCATAATCACTACCATCCCAGGATAAAATTTGACCTGAACTTGCAGTAGATGTATTTAAATGTACGTCAACGTCAGCATCTACATATGCTGAACCGCCGCCAGAACCACCAGCAGCAAAAGAGAAAGTACCGTCGCCGTTTGCCGTAAGCACCTGCCCATCTTCACCGTCTTCAATATCGAGATCTAGTAATGTTAAATCTCCAATATTGTCATACAGTTCAGTAAAGTTAGCATTGGTTTTCGACATGGCTGAACGAATTGGATCACCCGTTCCGTCATTGGCTTCCTCGCCTATGTTAATTATTAATTTAGCCATGTGTACTCCTATAAGTTTTATATAGCTTTAATAGCTTATTTATTTAACCGTTATCGACAGTAAACGTAAGTGTATCGTCTACTGTATATACAAAATTGTCTGCCCTAACTGTTTGGTCGCCCGTATCTTGATTAGGACCAACAATAGGATCTCCACCTTTAACATAATCATCTTTACGTATTATTTGGAATCGAGATGAGACCTTAGGACCTGTTGTTTGTTCGTATGAAAATCTACCAAATAGTTTAGATCCTGCAAGGTGCATTGTATCTTTTACAACCTTATCATATTTCTTTTGATCTACCGTTGATTTAATTACATAAGAATATTCTTGATAGTAATCACTATCTTGAACCTTCATATCTGAATCATAGTATTTAAATACTTTATCGATTGGATCAGTAAAATAACCATTGATATGAGAGCTTTTGCTTCCCCAGAATCCAGCTGTAATACCTTGTGTCCTTGCACTTAATATTCCACTTGCTTGAATTTCATCGAGATCATTAGTTAAAAATACAGTTTCTCCATCAATATAACCAAAGCCAGAGTTTCTTATTTCTGCTGCTTTAATTCTTCCTTCAGAGAATAATGTTCTGTTTTCAATATCGGCATTTAATCCAAACTTTTCAGAACCATAATCTCTATTAACTGCTAATATATCGTATTCATTACCTTTATGAACAAACTCTGCATTGGCTGCCGCTGTTCTTAATCCATAATAACTATATGGTGTAACATATAAAATACCAGCATCATTATCAACTTTATTAATAACAGCAGTAGTACTCGTTAATGCTTGGGTAATTGTATCGCCAACTGAGAATGAGGCAGAGAAATTATCAACAATAATAATTTGATCGTATCTTTCAAACGCTGCCATTTGTTCATCTATTGCAATACTAAATGTATCATTAACATATTCTGAACCAGGATTTATATTTTCAAAAGATTTAATAGTACCAATATCAAATGGTGTTAAATCGAATGCTTGATTTAAAGGTGTTGAAAGAGTTACTGGAGAAGCGGTACCTGACATTGGAATTAATGCCGGTGGAACTGCATTATAATCAGATGAGTTAATTGGTACTGCAGTAAAGTTTCCAACAATATCTGTAATTAAAGAAACACTTTCAATGTTTTCTAACTCTTCTACTTTAACGTCAGTTATAACTCCTGTGTTTGCATATAAAGCACCAGGTGAAGAGTTATTTACTGCCGATACACCGAATATATCTCCGGTTCCATCTTCAGGATCATATGCAGTAATTGTAAAGTTATCAGGATTTCCGTTTTCGTCTTCGCGATTTATTGTAGAAATTGGTCTGCCAATTGCAAATGTATCGCCAGGTTCCATTTTAACGCCAACTGCAATAGAGTTTTGGCCTATAACTGTACCTTCATTACCTTGATTATCTCTTAATACTTCGAGTTCTCGGAATCTAAAATCTTCGTTTGGTAAAACAACAACTAAATCTGATACTAATAATTTTGTATTGTCAATGGTATAACCGAATCCACCGTCTTTAATAGTATAATCAACTGTACCAGTAAATTCAGTTTGCAATTCAGTTACAATCGCAGTACCGCCTTTACCGTATTCTGATTTAATATTAAAAATATCACCAACGTTATTACCTGTGGTTCCACCATAATCTAAATCGATTGCAATTTCATTTGCTGAACCATTTAATTTACCAAAGGCAACATCTTCGCTTCCGATTCTACACATAATATCATCGAACTTAACGAATGTTCCTTTTGTTCCTGTAATATAAATGATAGGTGTTAATGTACCATTTAAATAAACAAAGTTAATTTTATCTACAATTGCTTTTGCTTTAGAAATAGATCCATAAATGTTTCTACTTAATAAATCGTTATATTCATATCTTGATCCTAATCTCGATACAAAACTATTATTATTTGGAAGGATTTGTAAGTAAGTACCGGTTTTCCAAATAGAATCAGATGCTTTTAACATATACTTTGCAGGATACATTACTTGAATGTCTTCTTTATAGAACATTCTAAAGAATAATATTAAACCTGCTTCTGTACCTTTTCGACGATATAAATCTAAAATATTACGTATAACAAATTTTACTGTTTTATCATCTTCAATTGGCGGCATATCTGCCATATATTTCTTCTTAAAGAAAATTAACATTTCAGAAAGAGTCGTACCAACATCTCTATATTCAAATAACCTACGTGAGTTATAAACACCCATATTAGGCTGGGTTTCTACG